AAGTCGGATAAAGGCCAAACCCTCGACCGCTCGCCTACATTGGAGAAACTATGGACATTCGGCACATCCGAGATCGGTTCGGTAACGTCCGCCTCGATCGCATACGTCTGTGGATACGTGTCCTCCAAGCAGGTAACGCCAAGTTCCAAGGACATGAGCGGGCGCGTAAAAGAATTTTCCATGATGTCGACCGGCGGAAAAGCCGGACCTGGCGGTCTCGGCCGCGAATGGATCGAGACATACTGGAAAGACGTCTGGCCTCGGGACGAGGTCATAGTCGAGGGTAAAAAATACAACCCTCCGAAGTACTACGATAAGTACTTGGAGGAAATAGACCCCGACCTCCTGGTCGAGGTCAAACTCAGAAGGGAAAAACGTGGCAAAGAAATGCACGCCGACAACACCCTTCAACGCCTCTCAGTAAAACGTCATATAGCGGAACGCGCATTAATACAAAGGACCTAAGATGTTCTATCTACTAATAAAAACTCTGGAACTAATAATAAAAACACTGGAACTAACACCAGATATAAAACTCTAAAAGTACATGGTGATCCAGAAAAAAAAATAAAAAAAAATCCAGAAAATACAAGGTCCACTCAACTCAAAAAATCAGTATGTTAAATTTCATACATACACTGGAGGCAACACAAACATGGTAATTCTGAGAATCCATGACCTAGTAGCGGAGATCTACGAACCGGTCTTCGCCGGGGAGAATGGCCCCGCTGCAATACGCGCGTTTCAGGAAGTGGTGAACAACCCTGAAAGCCGCTACCACAAATGGCCCAATGACTTTAACCTGGTGCAGGTGGGCCACTTTGAGACAAATAGCCCAGAAATCTATGCGGATAAGCCGCATATCATATTGGTAACTGGGTAAAACGTAGCCAGCGCGCTGGCTACGCAGGACGCCGAGCAAGACCTCGCGGCCGCACAAGAAAAGGCGCAAGCCTCAAATCTCTCACCGATAAGGAACTGACATGCAACGCACTGGCACTGGACGGTCACCGCAGCGACCGCATAATATCAGTCAAGTACCGTCATCGGAGCACCCCCGATCGGTCTTTGACCGTTCACATAGCGCTCGCTTGACATGCGACACGTCGACCGTCGTGCCAGTGCTTTGCGAGGAGGTGCTACCAGGCGATACATACAATTGTCGAATGTTCTCATTCGCACGCCTGGCAACAATCCTAAGACCCGTCCTCGATGATCTCACGATGACGGCGTTTTTCTTCTTCACAGCGAACAGACTTGTCTGGGAGCATTGGACGGAGTTCCAAGGAGCGCTGGACGACCCGGGAGACGACCCCCTTCAATACCAAGTACCAATACTTACGAAAACGGGTCAGGGCTGGGCGACGGGATCAATCGCCGATTATTTCGGCATACCTATCTTGATCCCGAATAAGCCAGTCAATGCCCTTCCGTTTCGGATGCACGACTTGATCTTTAACGAGTGGTTTAGGGATACGAACCTCCAAGATCGGCGGACTGTGCAGACCGGGGACGGTCCGGACACCGACGCCTCTGGCTACACGGTGCCGTATAAGCGAGGCCGTCGAAAAGACTATTTAACGGGCTGCTTGCCGTTCTTGCAAAAAGGAGCGGCTCAGACATTGCCACTCGGAACGACAGCTCCGGTGATCGCAATCGGAGCGGCAACAACACCAACATTCACGACGGACACGACAATCCCGTATGCGGATGCGCTAAAACTGAGCACAGGCGCAAGCGGAACGAATATCGATGTGGACGCTACGCCATTCGCGCAGAGCACCACGCTTTCGTGGAACGACACCGGCCTGGTCGCCGACTTGGCGATGGCGACGTCAGCCACAATCAATGCGCTGAGGCTGTCAAACGCGGTGCAGGTCTTGTATGAACGAGACGCGCGGTCTGGGTCTAGGTACCCTGAGCAGCTGTACAGCCAATGGGGTGTGACCCTTCCAGACGCCCAATGGCGTCCTGAATATTTAGGTGGAGGGTCTCAAACAATTACGGTGCATCCGGTGGCGCAAACCTCCCGCAACGAAGGCGGGGAGGACTTGGGACAACTGGGTGCGTATGGCACTTCCCACGGGGCATCCGGATTTCAGAAATCGTTCTCAGAACACGGGTGGATTATTGGATATATCTCAACCCAGGCGAGGCTGTCGTATCAGCAAGCACTTGAAAGAAAATGGACTAGGCTAGATCGAGTCGACTACTATATTCCCGCGCTCGCCAATTTGGGCGAACAAGCGGTTATGAATGAAGAAATATATTGTGTCGATCCAGATCTCGGTGGAACTGGCGTTGGGGAAATTCAAAACAAAGCCACGTTCGGCTATCAGGAACGGTGGGCCGAGTATAAATACGGCACTCTTTCGAGCATTCGTGGACTCTTCCGTTCAACCGCTGCGGGCAATCTGGAAATGTATCACTACGGTCTGGACTTCGGGTCTCTGCCGGTCTTGGGGGATACTTTCATCCAGGATGCTGTCCCGATGGATCGCATAGTGGCGGATCAGGCCCATCCCGAGCTACTGGTGGATCTTTACTTTGACATGAAAGTCACCAGGGTGATGCCGGTTTACTCAACTCCCTCACTGATGACGCGCTTCTAATGCCTACCGCGTACGAATACGCTCAGGAAGCCGCATCAAGCCCCGTAGGCGCCGCCATAATTGGCGGTGGCCTCGGGATCCTGTCAGCCCGCCGGACGGCTGGGTATGCGTCGGAGGCTGCCGAAAAGGCAAACGAGTTCTCGGAGCGAATGTCGAATACGGCAATGCAGCGTCGACGGGCCGACCTGGAGGCCGCCGATTACAACCCAATGCTCGCACTCGGCGGGCCAGGTGCTGCTGCACCGGTGGGTCAAATGGCTCAACGCCCAGACGTGGGCGCGGATGTGGCGCGTGGTGTAACTAGCGCTCTCGCCACAAATAAACTGAAGACAGAAAAAAAGCTGCTCAAGTCCACGATAGACTTGAATAAGGAAAAAAAGGAGACGGAAGGCTTCCTACAGGGCGTCCATGGCGCCGAAACCCTGAAGAAGACACAAGAGGCGATCCGGGCAAACTGGGAAACGCGGATCATCGCGCATAAGTTGCCTCGAGCTGTAGCGGAAGCGGGGCCGTATGTGACCCATAAGGGTCTAATGCAAAAAAAGCTGCTGTTGGATCATGGGGTCACAAGCGCCCAGGGCGGAGCGAATGTCTACCGAACCCTAATGGGCGGTGGAAAGGACAGCATGCAATTGCTGAAACTGTTCAAAATGATTCAGGGGATGCCGTAATGGGAAAATCAGCGCAAATATTTGATCCAAAAGAAAAGCGCACCAAAGAAGCCGATAGGCAGTCAACAGACATCCGCACAGCGGTCGAGCGGGATCAGGTCAAGCTTGACCTTCCCGCGATCACAGGCGAGGTGATGATGTACGGCGATTTCTCCGATGTTCCTGATATGCAAACATCGATGAACATGGTGATCGCCGCAGAGGACGAGTTCATGAGGATCCCGCCGGGGATCCGGATAAAGTTCGACAACAACGTTGCGACGTTCGTAGACGCTGTCACGGACCCCACACGGGAACAGGAAATGATCGACCTAGGGCTCCTGCCCCCAACAGGCGAGAAGCCTGTAGAGGCGCCTCCGGCGCCGGTACCTCCAGCGGAGCCGGAGGCGTAACCCCACACCCCGGAGGGGTGTATACCATCTCCATACTTGGTTATGATGGTATAAGTGACACCGCCTAACACGGTGTCACTAAAAACAAAGGAAAAACAACAAGATGCGCAGACGTAGACTGTCAAAACGGAAGTCCCGAAGTTCCTTTCGACGGAGTTCCGGCACACACCGCAGAAATCGGCCCACACGCTCTCAACGAGGCGGGATCAGACTCTAGTGCCTTGCTTCAAACCCCTGGTGGGCAAGCTCAATGGACAAGGGCGATATACCTTCAAGCGACGCTACTTCGACCAAGAAGAAGGCGAGCTGCAGGTTGGCTGCGGTAAATGCCTTGGCTGCAACACTCGCTCCAGACGAGAAAAGACTATTCGTGGCATACATGAATTCCAAACGTCTGACTCCGAAGGCTGCTTTATCACTCTTACAATCAGTGATGAGCACCTGGGCGACGGTAACCTCGACCGAACGATGTGGACCAAATTCATGAAGCGCGTTCGCAAGCGCATGGGGCCTACCCGGTTCCTAGCCTGCGGCGAATATGGAACTACCGGGACGCACCGTCCACATTTCCACGCCATCTTGTACAAAACGGACTTTTCTCACGACCGCTACCCTTGGCGGAAGTCGGATAAAGGCCAAACCCTCGACCGCTCGCCTACATTGGAGAAACTATGGACATTCGGCACATCCGAGATCGGTTCGGTAACGTCCGCCTCGATCGCATACGTCTGTGGATACGTGTCCTCCAAGCAGGTAACGCCAAGT